ATTAAACATTGCTAACAATGGTGGTATTAGTATTGGAAGTAATAAGAGTTTTAATATTGCAACAGATGTTAATTCTACTTTGTTTATATCAAAAACAAGCGGCAATTATATAGAATTTAAATTAAACAACAATGGTACCAATGTAACAGCAGTTCATATTGATGCTAACGGATATGTTGGTATTGGACCTGATAATACTAACCCAGTAGAAGCACTAGATGTAGCAGGTAATATAACTTCAGACGGAAATTTAATTGTATTGGGAACTACTGACGCAACAGTTTTAGGTGTTGGCAGTATTTCAACTAATGGTGGATTAAGTGTTAACAAACAAAGTCAATTTGGTGGCGATGTTAGTATTAATGGCGGTATTCATTTTAACAATTTAGACTTAAACGGTGATCCAACAGCTGGAGTGGTTATTCAACCATCAAGCGATGATGCAACTGATTTATACGATTTAGGAACAAGCACGAGAAGATTTAGAAATATTTACGCTCAGTCGTTTGTTGGTAACTTTAACGGTGCTTTTACAGGTAGTTTATCAGGAAACATTAGTGGTAGTGCTGTTAAATTGGCTAGTCCAACTCGTTTTCAAATACGAGGAGATATTGAAACAACATCTGATGTTGTATTTGACGGACAGTTACCTCAAGGAGGCACAACTCCTTCGGGATATCAAAGATTTTTTACAACAATTACACAAGACGTAATTGCTACTAAGACAGAAACATTAGATAGTTTTTTAAGTGACGAGCTATTAGTTTATAGATCGGGAATAGGATTAAGAAAAGTATCTAAACAAACATTTATTCAAAATATTCCTATTGTTCCAGTTGGCGCAATTTTTCCATTTGCAGGTTCAGTACCTCCTACAGGATATTTACTTTGCGATGGTTGCGAAGTTTTAATTGGTGACTATTCAAATTTATATGCTGTTATTGGGTATACATATAAGTCTCCTAGCTTGTTAATAGGAAAAGCAACGTTTGCACTTCCAGATCTTCGAGGAAGATTTCCGCTTGGTAGAGATAATATGCAAAATCTTGATCCGTTGTCGGGTCAACCAAGAAAAGTTCCAGCAAAGGACGATCCAACTGTTGATATTCCGGCAGGCGGCGGCAATGCCAATCGTGTAACAGACATTGTTGCAGATACATTAGGAGCTGGAACCACAGCAGGCGAATTTAGAACGTTGTCTGTTAGTAATCTTCCTGATCATAAACACAATCTTAATAGCGGATTTGCTCAATATTATGCAGCTGGACTTCCAGGCGCAGGCGCAGATCCAGCAGCAGATCCAGGCCTAGGCAATGCTTCAGGTTCAGGTTCAGGATTAAGAAACAGTGGAAATGTTATTAGCCCAACAATTGGTCAACCTTTTAATGCTATGAATCCATATGCAACGATCAATTATATTATTTTTACTGGTGAAATATAATGAGTTATATTATTAACAAAACCAACGGAACGGTTTTAACTGAAGTTGTAGACGGAACAATTGATCAGGTTACTACTGATTTGACATTAATAGGCAAAAATTCCACTAGTTATGGAGAGTTGTTTAATGAAAACTTTATTAAACTACTAGAAAATTTTGCTAATACTAGTCAGCCTAACAGACCAACAGAAGGGCAATTATGGTATGACACAACTGAAGGCCGTTTAAAAGTCTACGACGGAACAGGTTTTAAGGTTACTGGTGGAACCATAGTAAGTTCAACTATACCAAGCGGTATATCGTCGGGTGATATTTGGATTGATACAGCCACCCAACGAATGTTTTTTAATGATGGGACTGCTAATTTATTAGCTGGTCCTATATATACAGCACAACAAGGATTGTCTGGTTGGAATGTAGTTGATATAGTTGATACTAATCAAATTAATCATACCACTTTATTTTTATACTGCGGACAAGTTTTATTAGGAATATTCAGTAGTGCAATAGTACCTTTTACTCCAGCAACTGAAATACCAGGTTATATTGGAGACATAAAAGTTGGATTTAATGCAGCCAATGTAAGCGGATTAAAATTCAATGTGCCATCTAGTCAAGCAGACGGTTTAATTGCGGAAGATGGTTCTTTTAAAGATGCTCAAAGTTTTTTACAAGTAGATCCTGCTGACGGTTTTACAATTTCCAACGGCACTATTCGTATCCTTAATGGAAATCCATTGGTTTTAGGAACTAATCAGAATACGGAAGTACAAATCGTTGGCAACTCTTTTCAAATTAACTCTAATGTTGCGAATCAAAATTTCGCCATACAAAGTCTAAACAATGTTGGTTTATTACCTAGTATCTATATTAATGCACAAAGTCAATATATAGGTTTATATACTGCATCGCCAACTGCTACGTTAGACGTATCTGGAGATACAAGAATTAGAGGAAATTTAACAGTAGAAGGCTTGACCACCACAATTAACACTTCAAATATTGTCATTGAAGATTTGTTAATTGAGTTAGGAAAAGTAGATACTCCTACAGACAGTACTGCTGAAGGCGGCGGCATAAGCCTTGCAGGAACAACTAATAAAACTTTAACTTGGGCAGCTTCAACTGATTCGTGGACATCAAGTGAAAACTTAAATTTAGCTACTGGTAATGTATATAAAATTAATGCATTTGAAGTTCTTTCACAAACAGCCTTAGGAACAACAGTAACTAGTGCATTAGGTTTGAATTCTATAGGTACGTTAAATCAACTACAAATTGATAATATCAATATCAACGACAGTACTATTAGTTTTGTAAATCCTAGTATTCCAGCAGGTAATATTACACTAACACCAAAGGGAACAGGTGTAGTTAGTGTCAGCTCAAAACGAATTTCTGATGTTGATACACCGACTACAGGAACAGATGCAACAAACAAAAACTATGTTGACAACAAAGTACGTCAAGCAAGTTTAGGATTTAGCGTAAACATTGGTGCATTAACAGAAGCACAATTAGCTGGAACAATTTTAACTAAAATTTTTCCACCAGCAGACCACGATGAAGACACATTTTTACGAGTTTATTGTTTAGATACAGGTATTTCTAAGGAATACAAACTTATTGGGCCAGTATGGACATATCAAACGGACATTTAAAGTAAGCCCAAACCAGTATAAATATAAGGAATAAGGAATAGAGGAAAATGCCATACACCATTAACAAATATAACGGACAAGTTGTTGCCACAGTAGCTGACGGCACAATTGACAGTTCCACAGATCTTAAACTGATTGGCAAAAATTATGCTGGTTACGGGGAAGTTCAGAATGAAAATTTCCTGTTTTTGCTTGAGAATTTTGCAAACACTAATCAACCACCAAAGCCTTTACCTGGCCAATTATGGTATGACACTGGCAACAGCAAACTTAAATTCTACGATGGAGCAAAATTCCGTACAACCGGTGGCGCAGAACTTGGGTCTAGCGCACCTACAGGATTAACAATTGGAGATTTTTGGTGGGACACACAAAATAAACAACTGTATACATGGGATGGTGCAAGCTACATATTAGTTGGACCTCAGGGTGTTGCTGGAAGCCAAACTACACAAATGCGTAGTCGTAGTGTACGTGATACATTAAGTGCAACCCACGCAATTATTGAAGCTGTCGTTGACGGCGACACTATCTTTGTAGTCAGTGCAGATTCTACATTTACTTTAGATCCTACAACTAGTTCTATTAACGGATTTACAAAAATACAGCAAGGTATTACCCTTGCTTATACAAATAACGATACATTCCTAGGACAAACAGTTAATGCTAATCATAGATTTTGGGGAACTGCAACTAACTCAGACCGCTTGGGCGGTGTACTAGCAGAAAATTTTGTTCAAAAAGGAAGTGCAGTATTTAATAGTTTAGTTGGTTTCAGTGACGCTGGATTTACTGTAGGAGACACACCAAGATTACGTGTTTTTAATAATACAACTGGTTTAACTACATTTCCAGTAATACAAAATCAATTAAATGATACTATCAAATTTCAAACAACAGTTGGAGCTGCAACAAAAACTCCATTACAGTTAGTTGGATCAGATATATTACCAGGTGTAGATAATCAATCAGATATTGGTAGCGGTGCATTACGATTTAAAACAGTAAATGCAGTAACATTTGCTGGTACATCAACAAGATCAGATTCGCTATACGTTGCTGCAGACGATTATAGAACTGCAAGTTCAGCTTCATCATCTGGGTCTATTGCAGTTAGAACAAACAGTACTGAAGTTATTAACGGTGTAAATATCACAGCAGGTGCTCTAAAAGCAACTTACTTTGTAGGAACAGCAACAGCAGCTAATTATGCTGACTTGGCTGAAAAATATCTAGCAGACCAAGAGTATGAAACAGGTACTGTTGTTACAGTAGGTGGAGAACAAGAAGTTACAGCCTGTCAAAACGGCGATAGAGCAATTGGGGCAGTTTCAGCTAATCCAGCTTACATGATGAATGCAGAATTGGCCGGCGGAACATTTATCGCACTTAAGGGGCGTGTTCCGGTTAAAGTATCTGGTGCAGTTAAAAAAGGAGATAGGATGGTAGCAGGACCAAACGGTACAGCTAAATCATCTGTTGATACTAATGTTACTATAGATAATGCAGATACATTTGCTATAGCATTAGAATCTAACACATCTGACAACGTCAAACTTGTTGAATGTTTGATTCTTTAAAAATAAATACTCGAGATACAGTATAAGGATATATAATGGCCGGACAAAATACGTTAATTATTGCTAATGACTATAATGTTATTCAATCGAAGATTACCCTAGTTATGGGTACTGGAACTGGAAACAAAGGTTACGGCCAAACACTATCTAGCGCACAAGTTGGTACAAATAGTAAAATAACTCTTGCTCAGTGGAATAACTTACGAAGCGATATTGTTAGAGCTAGACAGCATCAAACTGGTACAGTTATTGGTACAAAAGCACCAGGTGAAGTTGGGTATGTTGCTGGTACTAATTTGCCTGTTCCTGCAGCATCAGAACAAGTTAAAGAAAGTTGGAGAGTTGCTTTTTTAGACATGGCAACTGACGCAGATACAAACTATCTTACAGTTCCGCCACCCGCTACAGAATCTTCTAAACTTTCATTAGTTCCTAATCAAATTAGATCTGCTCTTTGGAATACTTCTGTTCAACAAACAGTCACAGCAGAATGGCCAACAGCTGACGATGCTAGATATTTTTGGAACACTGGCGGAGAAATTTGGTTCAGTTCTGATTTTGTGCCTAGAATTGCTGGTAATAAAAATACTACATGGGTAACAATGCTTTTAAATATGGGTATTATAAAAATAAGACATAATACAACTATATGTACAGGAACCGGAGTTCCGATCAACTCAGGATTTTATACATTAAACGCTACTGATTCACTTATATTCCAAAAAGATGCACCGCCAGCTGGACTATATGCATTGAATAAATTCTATATATTAGCTCGTGTTAATAGTGTTACTGACAGGAAAAAGATTATCTTTACCATAGTTTGGGCAGATGATTCTACTGCTCCTGTATCGGCTCCAGATCCTGGGTTTGGTATAGACGAGCAAGTTGACGGTACCTTAACTAGTTATGTTGAGTATAATCGTGCTACTGGATCAAATGTTGCAGTTCCTCCAGTAACTGGTTCAACTACCGGTATTGCCTAAAAAACTTCCCCTTTAATCTTGACAAGATAACTAAAGTAGTGTAGTATGTTACACTACGGAGTTATTTTATGGATGAACGTTTAGAAAAAGCATTTGCAATCGCAAATTACATGTCCACGTTGTCAAATCAACGTCGGATCATAGCAGAAGAATTTGAACAAAGTATAGTCTACTACATTAACGGCGGAACATTTCAAATAAGCCCAGAGTTAATCACTTTTACTAAAAGTATGATTGACCTAGGATATGCAAATGACGTACCATTTGTTGATATTAATGGTTTTCCAATTGTTGTTCCAGATGTCCAAAAGTTTTTTGATGAAATCTTATTGCAGTATATGACTGCATTAAATCAGTATTCAATAAAATATGCCGATTTAAAGTCAAAAAGAAAAATTGCTGATCTGGTTAATCTATGACAACTGGTGCATTAATATTTGCTCACAACAACGCTGGTATAGATTACACAAGACTTGCTGTGTTTTGTGGAAAACGAGTTAGAAAATATCTAGATTTACCAGTATCTTTAGTTACAGATAATGTAGAATGGCTAACAAAAAATTATCCAGACCACCCATTTGATCAAATTATACCTGTATCAGTTGAACAATCGCAGAACAGGCTATTCTACGATGGCACCCTTAGCAGTAAAAAACTTGAATGGAAAAATGGAACAAGATTTCAAGCCTACGATGTTACACCGTATGATACAACTCTAGTCTTAGACAGCGACATGGTTATATGTTCTGACAAACTAAAATCTGCTATTCATAGAGACGTTCCATTTCAAATTTATAAAAAGAGTTTTGATATCACCGGGTGGAGGGATCAATCTCCGTATACTCGAATGAACCCGTATT